TTCGTCGTTTTTGTTTTGCTCGTCTGTTAGTTCGTTTTGAATTCTATTTTGTGTAATTTGACTTAAAGCATCCGTTAATTGTACAGCTGAATTTAAAGTAATTATTGTTTGCTGTTGTAACTTCTTTTGTTCATCCGTTAGCTCGTTTTCCTTTGTAACTTTTTTTGCTGTATAAACTTCTTGTCCAATTTTTAAAGTTTCTTGACCCGCTTTTTTTTGTATTAATGCAATTTCTTCTTGTGTCTTTTTACCAACTTTTATTTCAGCATCTGCATTTTCTTGAATAACCTTAATCCTTTCCGCTTGTAGATTTTTGAACGTTGCTAATTTATCCGCTTCATTTGTCGCTTGTAAGTGTTTTGTTTCAGCATCAATTAATCTAATTTCTTGGTCGGTTTTTTTAGCCGTTTGAATTTTACTTTTTGCTAAATCCTTTTCAGATTTTTCAAGTTCCGAATTCCTTTCTTTTACGGTATTTGTATAGTCTGTGTTAATTTTATTTTTTATAGTTGTGTATTTTCTTTCTTCAGCTAATTGTAAAGCACTACCATCTTTTAAACCTTTTATTGATTCTTCATAGTTTGCTTTTGCACGCTTTAAATCATCTGTTTTTTGTTCCTCATCCAAAGAATTTAAAGCGGTTACTTTTCGTTTTTGAATTTCTAAAATTTCATCTGCATTACCTTCTGCATTGTCTAATTCAAATTTAAAGTTTGCTTCTATCTTTGACCTACGTAAATTATTGCCCGCATCTTCATTATCTAATAATAAGTCATTCAGTCTTTTTTGCAGTTCAGTAACTTTTGAATTATGGTCTTCACTTGCCTTTAACGCTTTGTCATTTGCTTCTTTTTGTTCGTCTTGAATATCTTTATTATTTTCTGCTTTTAAAGTTTTCACTTCCTCACCATGAGTGGAAATTGATTTGCTTAATTCTTTATTACTAGCGTATAATTCTTTTAAAGTTTCATTAATATTATCCCTTTCTTCTTGTCTTCCTGTTTGTCTCTTTTTTTCTCCTAATTTTAAAATTTCTTCCTGATTTTTATAATATTGATCGTACTCACTTTTTTGAAAATCTTTTAATCCTTTTAGTTTTTGTTTGTTTAAAGTCTCAATAGATGCACCTTCCAATTCTGCACGTCTTATTTGCAAGTCTGAAATTTCTTTAGCTATATCTCTTTGAGCTTGCATTGATTTTATATTTTCGCGTATAGATTTGGTGTATTTTTCTGTTGCTTTAATAGCTTTATCATTTACGCTATCACTAAACAATTTCAAAGCTCCAACAACCGCTACGAGAACACCAACCATTAAGAATAACGGGTTTGCTAGTATAGCTTTACCTAAACTTAATAATGCGCTACCCATGTTTTTTAGACCGCCTAGAATCTCTTTAAATGTCATTCCCTTAGAAATAACCGCCATTTGCTTCATTTTTTCAGAAACACCAGCGAAATCTAAGTTCATTAAGTCTTCTTTGATAAGCCCTAAATTATTAGATAGTTTCTCAAAACCACTGCCACCACTAGACGCTTTTACATTCTCATTTACTTCCTTTATTTTATCCCCTAATTGACCAGCCTTTTCGCTTGCTTGTTGATATTCCTCCGACCCTGCATCTAAGCCAACCATTTCACCTTTAAGTGTGCGTAATTCTTTCTTTAAATCTTGTAATGAAGTGCCGTAATTACCTACATTTCTACGTGTATCGCCAATTGCGCCTTCTTGTTCTTTTAAACTATCTGAAATCGCTTTATTGCTAGCTTGTAATTGCTTACCTATTGTGCTGTTTTCTCTTTGTTCTTGTGAAAGTGCATTGTATGCAGTAGTTCCTAGCGCTAGCGCTTCGCGCATTTCATTAATAGACCCTTTGTTTGTCTTGTTTAGTTTCTCGTTAATAAGTAATGCCTTTGCTGAATCATTTAAAACCTTACTTTGCATTCTTATTTCAGCAGAAACCTTAGCATATTCAGGAGTCAAAGCGCCTGTACTTGCTTTCAACTCTTTTTGTTTAATTTTAAGTTCCTCTAATTTTTTACTAGCTTCTTCTCCTGACTTCTTTAAATCTGCAGTATCTAGGGTAACTTTTAATAATATTGTTTTTTCTTCGCTCATAGTCTTACAAGTTCAACGTTTGTTAGTCCTTTTTTATAGTTGCTAATCGTATTTATATAAAAGTAGTTATTAATACTTAATTCTGGTATGTCCAATAAAATAGGTATAGTGAAATCTAACTCCTGGATATCTTTACCATTCAATTTTACAACCGCATTTATAACCTTTGTTTCAGTTAATATTTCTTTGATTGTTTTGTAATATGAATTTGAAAGCATATCCATACCCTCGAATTTACATGAAGGAATACTACTCGTTTTTTTTATTGTTGTAACACCATCCGTATAATCGATACTTATATTCTTTTGTTGTAATGTTAAAATTCTATACTCTGGTTTTTGCCACTCATTATTTACATCTAAAGCCTTAATCTTTGGAATATTTAATCCTAAATACTTTGCTTTTTGCTCCGTAGCAGGATGCCCTAATTCAACTACTGTTTTTTCAGCTGCTAAATTTACATTTGCAACTTCAAAATATGAATCTCCTAAATTAGCGGTAACACTATCCAATGATTTAAAACGTAGCCAGTTCTTTTGAGCGTAATTCCCAAAGGTATATGATAGCTCACTAATCGAATGTAGTTTATCACTCCAATTTTTTGCTATTGCTTTGTTGTTTTTAATATCATCAAACGTGTTTATCTTAATCGTACGTAAATAACTATTAGTTTGTATAACTAGACCTCTTAAATTCAATGTATCCTTTAAAAAATCTTTGACTTTCATAGTGAAAATATCGGAGTATCTAAACTTTGAATTAAGCGCGATTTGTTCTGACTCGGTAAACATGAACACATCATGCTCATTTACCTTTGCTCCTACATTTATTAGACTATTTATATTTGAATGTTGTTCACATGCTACATGTAAAACTATGTAATATTTCCTATTTGGTTGAAATGTATTTATTGAAGTCTCAATGTTAACTACAAATTCAGTATTATAATTTAATTTAGTAGCTACATCTAATACTACGTTTGTAACGTAATTATTCCCTAAGTCATCTTTAATTGACGCACTTACGTATACTCCCCTAGTTTGTCTTATTTGACTCCATGTATAATTACTTACTGATTGCCATGATAAAAAAACCGTGCTGCTGAAAGCTAATTTACCTCTTTTATAGGTACTAGGTTGGTAGTACATAGATATTGCGTTGGTGTAAAAAGGATCTACAAGGTTATTTATTTTTGGATATACATCCATAGATACGGACAAACCACCCTCTGGTACGGACAAAAATGTCTTCCATAATCCATTCTGCGTGCTTTTCGCAACTATGGTAGTAGGTTGTTTATTTGTAAACTCATTCGGTGTAAGCAACCCGTTTAAATGTGCATCACTAGTTATGTATGAGCCAGTAAACGTATATTTTATAAATGATTCAATTTTTTTGAATATAGAGGTATGAAGCAAACACGGCAACATGTGATTAATATTTGCATTGTAATTTGTAGCTAAAAAAGAATCGTTATCACTAATCCAATCAATCAACGGATAAATGTAAGGTTTCGATTTGTCGTTACTATTTACCACGTTATTGAGAGTCCATGTAATAGATTCATCACCGTATAATTGTCCTACCGTAGTATCGCCTAATAATGTATTTAAATCACTATTGCCAGAAGTAATTGACAAGTTGTAATATCCGTTTTCGAAACTAGAAATTACAGCCGTTCCATTTGATACAATTTCAACTCCATTCTCAATATATGTAGCGCTTAATTTTCTATATGGTATTTTTGTAGCGCTATTGATTAAATGTGAAAGCTCCAAAGCTATCTTGTTATTTTGTGTAATCGGTACTTTTATTGTGTTTGAAAACGAGCTATTTCTATTCTGTAATTCACCAATATTATTAGCACTAAAAGATATTCCAATAGGTGTGCTATCCGATAGTTCTAATAACTTATCATTTATATACAGCTCTCTCATCGTACTTGAATATTGATATTAGGTAAATCAATCTGAATTTCAAATACATTTCTTATCTGCGAAGATTGGTACAGTTTAAACGATCCTTTATTTACCCTTACATTTAACCATTTAGCGCCTTCTGATTCCCATGTTTCTGGATTGCTCAACATTTCAACTGCAGGAGAATACAATATAGTTTTTAAACCTTCGATATCTTCAGCGTCAATTAAAGAATTTACAATTATAACGTTATTCGCATTATTTGTAAGTTCAAATACATCTCCCCTAGAATTTTCTAGTAATTGATTTGTAACCTTAAACGAACCTCCTTCCGAAGTATCTAATTGTTTAACGTTTACTTTATTAAAAAGCCAGTGTTCACGACCTCCCAAAGTATTCATCCATGATAAAAACACTGGATAACCTACGCATTCCCTATATACTTTTATTGTTTTTACTTCTGTAATTATAGCAGGCATATTTAATATTTTTATTCGCGATTATAAGGACCTCTAAAAACAAAAGGCATAGTAACTGGCGAGAAAATTTCGAAAGGTAAAAATACTGATTCAGAATATTCTTCATCCCAGTGTACAGGACTCCATGTGGTTACGGTGTTAGATTCTAACCATACATCGATAGTATTAACACTTGAAGTATAACCTTGCTTCAACATTAATCTATTTGAATAACCCCTAGAATTCATGTTTAATAAATCCGTTGTACTTGCTATTTGAGTGCCGTTTAAATTCTTTGTAACTTCTCTTTTACGTATTTCTATATTTTCTAAATTGTCAGAGTAGATGAAATTCAAAGAGAATGGATAGCCTACAAAATAAGTAGGTTTTTTAAAAACGCTTTGAAACTTTGCTTTGTCGGTTCTTGTGTTGTCAATCGTAGGTACATAAGTAGCCATATTTTCGCTGTATGATTCCTGTACTTGTTTTGTTGCATTGACCCAATAGAATAGATTTACATTTGATAAAAGAGTAAATGGATTAGTTTCTTTACCATCAAATACTTCCCTCCATGTAATATTAAACTGGCTCCCCTCTCCGATTTGTTTTTGATTTAAAACGTCATACTTAAAATCATTCTTGAAGATACATTTCGTTTGTAACCATTCCTGTACATTTACTTTTATTTCTCCTTTGTCGTTATCAGTTACTTTAGTTGTACCTATGAATTCAAAGGTGTTAGTAGCGTCTACAGCATAGATATTTACCTCTAAATAATAGCTTGAATAAGAGTCTTTTAATAATAAAAAACCACCATTTAAAGTATTGTTTGAAATCTTTTCAATCACTAAAACTTTAGATTTTATTGTTATAACCTTTGCAGTGTATTTCACGCCATTAACTATATATGTAATGTTTTGATTTACTTTTAAAACTGTTGGAAGTAATCCGTCAAAATATAAGTCAGTGCATGGGTTAAATTTTAAGTTAGCAAAGTAGTTTGAAGGAATAGCTTTTATAACTTTAAAATCTTGACGCTGAAATTCAAAAGTAATAGATTGATGGACAGCATTCCACTTACTTTTTTTAGTCTTAATATCCCTTTGCGGTTGCTTAATTACTACTACTGACATTCGTTACTATGTTTTCTATTGATACGTAATATTGATTTGCTAGTAAATTTAACAAATAATTTATTCTTTGAGGTGTCAAAATAGGGTCAAAGATATTATTGCCACCACCACGTTGCCAAAGCAAGGTCCCGTTAACGTGAATTGATTTAGAAATAGCCCAACTTAATTGCTCTTTTGTAGGTATTATTCCGTTCTTTTTTGCTTTTGGTGTAATGCCTTTTTCATCAATCCATTTACGAATAATTTGCTGTAATGTTGGACTTCCTGTTCTTGCATTTGCTGAGGTTGGTTTACGACCATCGATTAAAACTCTTATAAATGGACTAGCTGAAATTGTTAACGTATCGTCGGTATATTCCGACTCAATAGAACTAGCAAACCTACCGCTAACTTTTTGAAGTTCCGGAATAATCGTATCGGTAAATTGCTTAAATATTTCTTCATTTGTCATTATTCGCAAACACTATCTTCATTAATCATTCTCAAATTAAACGGCATCATAATACCACTCATATTTGTATCGAATAAGTTTTGAACCTGTACACATTCACCAACCGTAAATTCAGTTACATAATCCGTTTTATTATCTAGTAATATTTGAAATTCACGTTGCGCATTTTCAGCTAATATATATACATCCTCTTTTTGACTTGCCGAGTCATCCAATTGTGATTTAAACAAGAACAATGCCGTGCAAATATAGTTACGTTGATAAGCTCCTGTTGAGGTTACAACTGGTTTATACTTCATAGGCATATCTAAGTAAACACATGGGAGTAATTGTTCATCTGCCATTACGTTTTGGAAGTCAGATTCAGCATGTAAAAACGTGTATGTCTTACTATTTGAATTCATTACAGATACAACATCTGCTATTAATTGTCTTATTGTCATTTTTCTTTTATTATTTCTGAATAGTTTTTCTCAAATTTACTACTTATATTCATTCTAAATAGAATTAAAAATATCAAATTGTAAGGTAATAACTCAACTTCCCTATGTGTATATTTGTAATCCTTAGCAATTAGGTCAATAGTATTAAAATCCCCTAATTGATTAAACATATCTATACCCGCTCTTTTTTGTTCTTCTGTTGTACTAGATTCAAGTGCATTATTATCACGTTCAACTATTGCGTTTATACTTTCTAATAGGTACAAATAAGCCCCGTAAACGTCTTCTATGTTATCCTGTAATATGATTTGTTCATCTATATCACTATAGACGCTTAAAATCTTTGTAGGACTATCTAAATTTGTAAACGCTTGTATCTTCTTTTCAAAGGTACACTCACCAATATCACTCGGTAATTGAACACCATTATAAAAATCTAGTTTTTCTAGTGTTTCAAATGGATTTTCCTGCAGGAACTCGATGTAAGGTACTATATCATTCAAGTCAATAAATACCTGTTCATCTATTGTCAAACCTGTCAATCGTTCTATAATTTCACTTTCACTAGCATCCTTAAAGAAGTCTATATCACTGCATTTAATATCCCTCCATGAAGTTGGAATAGTGAAGTCTTTTAGTTTAGTTTTAAATCGTATCATTTTACTTTAAAACTAAGTCGTTTTTTTTCTTTGTGTTTTCTTTTTATTGAAACTACACCATCTTTTATTAAAACATCTTCCATATTAACTAAAAAAACTTTATTAGCTAAATTATACTTGTCATTACATTCTTTCATAGTCTTATCATTCTCTTATTAATCTACTTCTAGGTGCTTTTGCTTTAGGTTTTAACTCAAAGTAATACCTCATCATTATGCTGTCCCAGTGGTCAGGTGACCGACCTATATTCGCTTTAATTACGTCCTTTGAAACTATCCCTAATCTTGTATCTTTGTCAATCTCTTTTTGTTTGACTTGCTCCATTTCTTCACTTACTAAATCTCGAATAGTACCGTTAGAATTCAATTCACCACATTCTCTATTTTGTATTTTTTTAGCCATCAAAATAGAACATTGACTTTTTAGATTTTCGTAATTTTCACCATTCAAAGCACGACTATTATTTACAAAACCTTCACATTTTAGCATGTCGACCAAACCACCACCAACTCCATCTTCATCTGCTATGGTGTAACTATTCGAGATTGAATATTTAGCTTGCAATCTTCTTGATTCGTCCCTTGCCTCGGTAATAGTGTTTTTATCAAAGGTAACAACATCGATACAAACCCATTCATTCCACACTCTGAATACTGTACTATCTTTACCTTTCCTAGCTACGTCAATAGTCAAATAATACTTACCATTTGATTTTAAATGTACCGGATTGAAATAGTCTATAATAGCGTCCATTTCAATTAATGTACTAGGATCGTCGTCGTATTCCCAGTTTCCATAATATAACCGTTCTTTTGAATTATTATCTAATTGCAATAATGATTTTAAGTAACTAGGGTGTAAATGTGGGTTATCTTGTGGTAATGCTTGTATAAATTTTCTGTATGGTTTTATCGTTCCATTTTTTGATGGTTGGTAAAACTCTTTGTAAGTCCAATTTTTAGCAGGATTAAGAGTACCTAACATCTTTGGTAGTAGATTATATTCGTTTAGTTTATATCGTATCCTAGACTTAACTATTTGCCATGCCTTATACACTAACTGGTTGCACTCATCTATAAAAGCTCCTGTTATTTCCAAAGAACCTAGACTATCATAATTGGGATCACTTGGATATAAGAATAAATCTTTTAGTATTATTTCACTTCCATTCGACCAATAGATAACATTTGATTGAGCATTGTAATTAAACTCATTCCCTATATCTAATTTACCAGCTAATTCAAAGAATGTGTTTAAAGTAGTTTCTTTTAAAGTCTTTAATTTTGATCTACCCATTAACCATCTAGTCCCTGGATAGTTTTGACACATTGAGATTAACCATAAACATCCAAACGCTGACTTACCACCTCCTGCTGCTCCACCATAAAGTACCTCTTCAGTAGTTATATCGTTTAAATAATAAGTGGCGTGTTCCTGTTTAATTAGTAGTTTCATTCGGATTTATTCCACTTCCTAAATTTATAACATTCTGTAATTTTTCACCCATAGAAGTAATATCGGTTTGTTGTTTTGGTTTACCATACATATATTCAAAGAACATTTTAATAGCCCAATCCTTACCTAAATCTATTGCTTCTGACAGCTTCATAAATGCAGACTCTTCCAAAGGGGAAAGTTTCTGAATTAGATTTTGTTCCTCTGATTTTCCTTTTCTTCCTCCGTTAGAATGTCCTCCGTTATTTTTTCTTTTATCCATAATTGAAAAAAATTGAGTTCAATTTTCAAATATACAACAATCCCCCGAATAATAATACACGAGGGATTGAATGATTTATACTTTTTGAATTTTCCATGCTTGAACCGTTGTATAGAATACTCCTGGTTCTTTTTTAGATTCGTTTGATTTTAGATTATAATCTACTTCAACAACATCCCCTATTTGATTGTATTTTAGAATGTTATCTACTTTCTCTTGACCAAACACTTCAAAGTTACAACTTTTAATTGCTCTGCTCCCTTAAAAGCGTTCAAGTCATCAACTTTAATTTTCACTTTGTTCGGTAGAACAGCAATTACCTCACCATTTACTTTAGTTTCTTCCATTAGATTATATTTTTAATGTCTTCAATTTCTTTGACTTCAATTTCAATATGTCTTCCTTCAAATAGAATTGGAGCAGCGCGATTCATAAAAAATTGATAGACCTCTCCCGTCCTTTTCAAGTTCTTCAAAAAATCTTCAAGGTCTTTTTGAGTATTTATAAATTTAAAAAACAATTTATTCTCAAAAGTTGGACGTGTATTTATGCTATTTATATTGAAATTGGCATTCATAAAGTCGTAACCATCACTAATTACATATCCATCTTTTTGTAAGTCTGTTTTTAGTCTGACTAAATAATCTTCTTTAATTCCATTGAAGTATATTAATGGGACAAATCTATCATTATTAGGAATTGTTTTGGTTCTGTTTTTACTCCACTTTGTTTTTAGAAGCAAAACTATTTCCTTCAACAACTTAATTTCTGTTTTATGTTCAACCTCAATAATGAATATTCTGTCGTGAGGTTCAGTATTAAGAGCTGTTTTGAAAAATAGTTTATTCAGGTTCTTTAATTGCTTTTCCTTAGATACTATTTCAATATATGCAGACTTGAATATTAACTTCTTTCCATCGGCTATGATTTTATCAATTTCATTTTTTAAAACTAATTCGTCGGTAACTGGATTGTAAATGTATTCTTTTCCGTTAATTATACACGCTCCATAATGTCGAACTATGGATAGTTGGGAGTGTGATATATTAGATAGTTTCATCCTTTATAAATGTTACGTTTAAAGTTTGTCCTTTGCGGTCTTTTATTTCGTTGTATGCACATTCTAAACAAGTATCTAAATCAAATCCTAGTTGTTCCGCTAGTATGATAAGAACTACGTTAATATCTCCTAGTGCGTCAATTTGTTCTGCTTTGTTTCCTTTCAACATCGCGTTGCTTAATTCACCTACTTCCTCCACTAGCTTCATAAATTGTTTAGGTGCAAAGTCTGGATTCAATAATCCTTTTGGTTTTGCCCATTCTAAAATTTTATTTTTCATATTTTTTTAACTTTTATTTCAATTCTACCTTGTTTTAAATCTGCAATTTTTTTAAATGCTCCCTCACTTAAATCAATGTTTTTATCTTTGAAACTTCCTGTATCGTTTACTTTAACTATTACCGATTTACCATTATCTACGTTGGTAATTTTAAGTCGTGCACCTAACTTAAAATGATTGGAAGCGCATGTCATTTTATTCTTATCAAATACATCTCCAGACTTTGTAAAGTTACCATGAAACGAACCACCATACCAAGTGCAAGTAAAAGAAGTTAAGCAATAAAGACACATAATTAATAAGTATTTCATAATCCTTTTATTTTATCAATTTGTTTGTGAATGTTTTTTGTAATGTAGATATAATTATCACTTTGCTTAATATCCATTACGCTAGTTAGCTCTTCCACGTTCGCTTCGATTAACTTCATTTGCTCTTTATTCCTTTCTACAAAGATATTATCTTCAGGAAGTTGCTCTAGTATTTCTAACATGACCTGCTGGAGTACTAATACTTGTGTGACTGATTTTATTATATTCATTTTGTTATTTTTATAAAATTTTCTTTAAAAGATTCAAGGCTTAAAACTATGTCAAGTCCTTTTTGTGGTCGTACACGAATAAAACCGTTACCCATTAATAATAGGGTAACGATTGAATTGTCGCGCTTATCTATATACCTATCCATGTATTTTCTTATAATATTTTAAAAATTTATCGCAAAATTTATCTATTCCTTGCGAAGTTTCGTTTAGTTCTTCCTGTAGTTCTTCCCTTGTTATTCTCTTTATCCACATCGGACGGCTTTTAAAACGATCATCAAATGAAATAAAATCTAACCATTCCAAAGATTTATTTACCAAAAATGCCATTTGAACCTGATACTTATAATCGTTTGGTATTTTATCCTGTAGAATATATTTTACGTGAGTTTCAGTGTTCGTACATTTAATTTCGATTGCACCTTTGCGATTAGGTGTAAATCCATCTGTTGAGTAACCTATATAATCATTATCATGCGATAAACAAAAACCTAATTCCTCAATCTCTATGCCTTTTACTTCTTTGTAAATGTCCCTTGCAATAGGTTCCAGGTCTTTACCTCTTTGCATCGCTGCATTAACATAATTTACTTCTACCTCTTCCGAATCTATTTCAGCTATCATTTTATAAACGAGTGGTAAATTATCGCTTTTAAAGACTTCTTTTAATCGAGTGCCTGTAATCTTACCTAAACGTAATTTTAACCACTCTAAACTACCTTGTTCTACGTGTACCTCAATCATTTTACTTGCTGTTTAATTTTACTAATATCTATTTTTTGTAATACAGAATCTCCGCTATAATTCAAAGAATCTTTCCTGTTTAAGTTAGCTCCGAATATTGCGCCTAAATGGTCGCACGCATCCTTAACTGCTACAGTCTTGGCAATTGGTAAAGCCATCGTTACGGCTCCTTTATTTACGTTTGACATATCCATTTTTAAAGAGCCCGAATCTTTTTGAGTTTGTAATTCTTGAGCTCCTACTCCATCGTGAAACATCATTTCGCTAGTCACTGGGTGTAAATAGTGAACTCTAACAGTAACCTCAACGGCATTCATTAACATTCCTGTTTTTAAAACTTCGATTTTATAAGTCTTAAAAATCTTTTGAAGTAAGTATTCGATTTTATCAATTGGAAGATATTTGTACCCTCTAACAAATGGATGGTCTTTTACCCATGAAGCGGGTGGATTTGTATTTACAAGTGTTAAGAAAGCGTCTTTCTTTTGTGTTATTTCCACATCCGAAAATAACTCTTGTAAAGTTGGTAAGTTATTTGTTTCCATCTTCTATTAAAATATTAAATAATTCTTGCTCACTAAATTGTCCTAATAAAATATCTAGGATATCTAAACCTACAGCAATCTGCATCGGTTTTGTATTTACTTCGTAGTTTACTAAATATCCTATACGTTTTACTTTTTTAAGGACAAGCTCTCTGCTGTCATTTAAATCTGCTACTATTTTACTCATAATTTTACTAGTTTTAAAACGTTTAATTTCTCTTGAATAAATGGTGTAAGGCTTGGATATTTATCTAGTGCCTTAGTGTACATAATTTCCATTTCTTGGATGGTTAGCATTAACTCATCGTACTTTCTTGCTTTCTCTTCAGTTGTCATAATATATGTGCTTTTAAAAGTTCTATTACTAATTTTTGTCCTTTAACGAAATCACTATCGATATTTATTCCGTTAATGATTCTGTCGAAATCGTTAATTAATCTTACTAGACTTTCTAGTTTTGACTTGTCGTTTACTAATTTGCTTTCTCCTGTTGCGTAATTAGTTTTAAACTCTGCTTTTAAATTGGGACTTGGGTAACTCATAATTCAAATATTAAATTGTTTCTACAAATATAAGGTTTATTATTGTAACAATATTACATTTTTATAATATATTTTCAATTAATTTCATTATTGTATCATAACTTTCTATATCTGAATGAATTATATTACCATAAGTTATTCCTTTATTTTTTTGTAAACAGATTGCAGATGTATTTTGTTGGTTTAATTCGTCAATTCTAAACTTTTGTAATGGCTTTAAAGTATCCTTTATTTCCTTTGATTCAATAAATATTGATACTCCATTCTTAATACAATGTAAGTCAGGGATACCATTCTTGTTTGTTTTGATTAGGTTAATTACGAACCAACCATTTTTCTCAAATGTGTTTTTAATTTTCGTTTGGAATGCTGATGCCATTATATTAGTTTCTTAAATTGTGATTCTGTAAAGTTTTTTTTCTGTTTTACAACACTATGAATTTTCTCAGTTAGTGAACCTTTACCATAAATAAAATATACATCGTTTTCTTTACGTGAGATTGTGGTAAGTCTATCAATCGATTGTATGTAATTTGTACCGCTGAATCCAAAGTTATAAAAAACTAAACAATCTGCTGCACTTAAATTAATACCCATCGCAGAACTATACTGCTGGCCTATGTAGTGCTTATCGGTAGTATTAAATTCCTCGATTGATGTAGTATGGTTTGGAAACGCAAATTGTAATAAATGAAATTCCTCGATATAATAGTAAAATATCGCTAGTTTTTTACCTTTAAAATGTTCCGCTATAAACAAAGCTTTCGAATCATCTAATATCATAGAGTTATTTGATTCAAATTTAACAGTACCACTTTCTAGTTGGTGAATCTTTGACATCATTTTTGTTCCCGTATCTGCTAAAATAACTTCTTTCTTGCCCTCAACTACAAGGTCTTTTTTTAGCTTATCAATTATCTTTTTATTACAGGAATCAAAATATATTACTTTCTCGTTTACTTTACTTTCAAATCCAGCATTTTCTTGAGTAAACTTTAAAATGTATGGTTGTATAACTAAATCAATTAAATCAATCTTAGCTGCTGAATAATCGTTTACAGTCCCGTAGCTAACATATTTTAGTGTTGGCTGTGTAAACACCTTACTCCAGGCGTAGAAGTTCTTATATTGACTAAATGGACTATAAGCGCTTAAATAAAATTGATGGTACACTTGTGAATAAGATTCTGATGCCATAGTTCCTGAAAGCAATATCAATGGAATTCTTGAAAAACGTGCTTTAAATTCCTTTGCTTTATTACTTGGCTTTGGGAAGGATGCCATTCCATGTGCTTCATCTTGCACAACTACATCAAAATCATTATCCTTAATCTTAGAAAGTGATTCGTTATTGATAACAACTAGGTCAAATGTATATCCAAAGTCATTATAATCGTTTTGAATAGAAGTAATAGCTTTCTTTTTAGTTAGAAATAATACTTTCTTTGCTCCGTATAGTCTACACGTTTCTAATGCTGTTGCTGTCTTGCCAGTTCTGACAGAGAAATTTAAATACACTATCTTTTTTTCTCGTAGTATATCAACTGCTTTATTGGATAGGTCAAGCTGGTAATCTCTTAAAATCTTCATGCTATTTTTTTATAAATGAGAATATGTGTTCAATTATTGGAAGTGTCCAACCATCGCCAAGTAGACTACCAGCTTTTCTATCACTTAATATATCACAATAATTATCAGAAAAACCTTGTAAACGGCACATCTCTATTTTATTTACCAATCTTACATACTCACCTGTATAAGCATATAGGTTATTATTTGATTCCATTAAACAAGGTGATTTTCCTTTAGTAACTCTGCCTCTTCTTGTTGTGCTTGTAGGAAAACTTAAATCTAAACAATCATTTTCGGTTACTATATCATAACCTTTATTCGTTTTTTTCATATACTAAAATAACCATTGAGGGAGGTCTTTTTAATAGCATTTTTTGCCAATTATTAAAGTCTTTTACTTTATGCCTACCTACTTTTTCAATCAATCCTTCTGTTAAACAATTTGATTTGTTTCTTTCAGTTGTTCCACTCGTCAATATATCCTTAAACATTATACCTCTATCTTTGGGCTGTGGTATATCTGTAACTAAATCAAACATAGTTTCCTTAGTTCTTATATTACTCCAATAATATCTATCACGTAATTGTGCTACAACTAATTTTGAATTGATACGTACAGGATAAACACCTAAAGCTCTCGACATAATGCCTACATCTAATTTACTTGCACTACCTACATTTTCTTGTAGGAATAATACATTAGGATTAAGTGACTTGATATGATTTAATATGTCTACAAATGTAAAAAACAAACTAGACTTCTTACCATTTATTCCAGCACGTTTACCTGCTGCACTTAAATCTTGACAAGGTGATCCGCTTAATATCAAATCAATGCTTTTCCAATCAATATCCCATTCTTTCCACTTAGTCACATCCCCAACTTGAATAGTGTCAGGGAAATGGTGTTGTGTCAATTCTATAGCATAAGGCTTTATTTCACTTGAATAATATTTATTTACTTTTATTCCGACATTTTCTAAGGCTTGTCTACCTGTATTCATTCCGTTAAATAGGCTAACTACGTTCATATTTTTTAATTAAATAATTTAAATGTCTTTTAACGCTTTCTAAGTCTTTTAAAACAAAATTAAGCTTTCCTATTGACTCCAACCTTTCAGGATATTTATCTATAATTTCTTGCATTGAATTGCTTACTTTATAAATTTCTGCATCTATTATTATATTACTTAGCTTTCCATCCATTCTTTTGCTTCTATTTTAGTGTCGTACATAATTATATCCTTTCTAATCAATCCAAGTCTAAATATTGATTCTTGTAAACTATATATTAAATCTATTCTATTTGGATGATTTTCTTTTATCCATTCAATTGAATCTCTATATTTAGCTATTATAGAGTCTATCTTTTTAATTGCTATTATGCTATCTATTGTCATAATCCTTGTAATTGTGGTGAATCCCATATATCCTTTTGCTCTTCATTATTATAACTTTTACTAGCTTCAAACATGATCTTTGTAATACCTCCAGCTGTTGTTGTGTGGTATTTAATTCCGTAGTGTTTAGCATAGGACTTCAAACCAATGGTTAAGCTATTTTGTTTATACCACTTTCTTAATTCAGGATAAGCGTTTAAAAAGTTATCATAGATGGTTTTTACATTTACCCATTCGTTGTTTGGAATGGAAGGTATAAAGGTATGTAATTCAGCGCTTATTTTATCAATTAGCTTTCTAATCTCTAAATTCTTTGTATTACTTCGAACCAATCCGTGATTTAAATATTTACGTAAACATTCCATCATGTAATTATCAAACCTTGCCCACTCTTCATTATCCCAATCGTTAAATAATTTATTACCAAAAAACATTTCAGGAGTGTAATCTGCATTAAAAAACGTTGACATTTCAACTTCAAACTTCCTAGCTTCATGACTACCGCCATCACCTTTGATAGTGTAGTTAGTTGTAATTATAATCTTTGGGGATTCCTCAACACTTAAACGGATAGCATCCTTGCCTTTATATTCTATACAAATACCCTCCGTAATTACACTGAATAATGATTCAAAGCTAAAATTCCTTTCAACGTCGTCAAATACCAATATTTGGCAGTCAGTAGATACATTTTGATAAGGAAATGATTTATTAAAAGTAAACGTTTTTCCATCCAAAGACTGCACATTTTTAATTTGTTTTAAGGCATTCCAAATTAATCCCTTACCACTTCTTCCGTTTGGATTGTCGCTTATCATTTCATCGTTAAATATGATAGCTCTATTGTTTGAATTAGTCTTATATGAATGAAGTAAGTAACCTAAAACAGATTGCAAAGTGTTGTAACGTTCTACATCTTCACCGCTTACTTTCCAAACAAAAGTTCTAAATTGTGATTGGTGATGGTCTGCTTCAATAAAATCCCTATCTATAACTTGTTTCTTCCAAATAGAAATATTTACATCTTTATAATCTATTATTTTACGTTCGTTTTTTGTAATGTTTACGATGCAATTATTGTAAAAAAAGTAAGCATTATCTTTATCGTCTTTCATTACTTGAATTTCTTTTGTAGAAATCATAGAAAGAAAGTCCCGTTTGAAATACTTAAGGTTGCCACTCATTAAATTGTAAACGCCTATACCTAAATCGTTATCTTCAACATAATTTAAAATAAAGTCTTTTAAATCGGTTTCATCTTTAATCTCTAAAAATATCCCATTCTTTTTTATAATGTTAAACGTACTATTTGCATTTGGTTTGTTTTTAAAATAGTCATGTTTTTCTAAAAACTTTTTAAAAAGGTAGTTATTAAGGTCAATTTTCCCGTTCTGGTTTACGGACCAAAACGGCATTAAATTATTATCATTCATGGAATAATTACAAAAATACTAAAATAAAGTTTCTTGTTTAGCAACTTTTTTAAATCTTTTATCAGCTAGTGATAAATTTATTTTAGCCTGTTTAAAGTAACTATCTTTTAACTCTATACCGATTGCTTTACGACCCATAGAAACAGGACTATAAACCTCGCTACCTACGCCCATAAAAGGAGTTAAAACAACTTCGTTAGGATTAGAATATAGTTCAATAATTCTATCTATAACATCTAATTGTAACGGATGCACATGTTTTTCGTCATCTTCCTCTTTACTATCTCTAAATGGTAAAACGTTATCAATTCTAATATCGTCCCAAACAGAACTAGCGTAACGTTGCCATATATAATGATTCAACTTTGTAATTTTATTATCTTCATTTATTGAGTTTAAATGTTCCCATAATTCTACTTCGTTAAAATTTGTATTATTTGCATTATTCCAAGCTCTTACAATATTTGGTAA